GTCGGCAGGCGTATGAACCCGCCTTGCCTGAACCTCAAGAGTGCCAAAGTCGTCGCGTCCACCAAGTCATCATGTGTGCCGGATGGGAAGTCGTTGCACTCCTCGACCACCTCCCAAGCCCAGCGCCTGTCTGGTACCCAGACTATACCTGAAGAAAAAAGGTCAGATACGGCGTTTACTCTGCTTATCTTGTCCTGACCCTTGCCCGGCGTGAACTCGCTGAGGGGCACCCCCATCCGACGCATCTCCTGATAGAGCGCCGCACCGTTCGATTTCTTCTCGACGATGAAGGAGTCCGGCTGCCAGTCCTTGTACTCCTCCAGCACCCGCTGCTTGAGCTCGGGGAACTCAAGGCGCTCCTTGACGGCGTTCAGCAGGATGATGTTGTAGTTGTTGGTCTCCTCGTTGAAGAAGACGCCCCAAGTCAGGAGGGCATTAAAGTCCGACCGGTTGGTCTTCTCCTGCGCGGCGTCAAGCGACATTATTATGTGCTCGCACTGTGGCGGGGTCTCCTTGTCCCAGACCTGCCACCACTCCCGCTTGATAAGGGCACCTTCCTCCGATGTCGGCTGCTGCATGTACTGGGCCTGCCAGTACCGCACGTCCATCGAGGCTTTCTTGCCCATCAACTCGTCAATGCCCCAGAACTCAGGCCAGAGCGGCTTGTCGTTCAGGATCGCCGGGAACTCGACCACTTCCCATTGATCAGTGCCCTCTTCGCGGGTCATGTGGTCCACGATCTTGCCGGTGAGGTCGGATTTACTCCAACGAGTCATCACCACGATGATCGAACCACCCGGCATCAGTCGCTGGACTGGACCGGACTGAAACCACTCCCATGCTGGCTCAAATACATCTGCTCGACCTTGCTTAGCATCCTGTTCAGAATGAGGGTCGTCAATAATAAAGAGATCGGCACCACGGCCAGCAAGAGCGCCACCAACGCCAATAGCGAAGTACTCGCCATTAAAATTCGTACCCCAACGAGACGCAGACTTACTGTCCGCTTGAAGCTCAACCTGCGGGAAAATGTCACGGTAAGACTCCGAACCGACCAAGTTACGCACCCGACGACCAAAGTTCACCGCCAAATCGGCAGTGTGGGACGCCATGATGACCTTCTTCTGCGGGTTTTTGCCTAGGAACCAAGCAGGTGCTAGGTACGAGATCATCTCCGACTTGCCGTGACGCGGGGCGATGTTGACGATGACTCTTCTCTTTTTGCCTGCCTCTATGTCCTCGAATATCTTGGCCAGTTTGTGGTGGTGCGGACCCACTTTGTAGCCCGGATACACGTGCTGGATGAAGTCTAGGAACGAATCTTTGCCCAATTTCTGCGTGATTTGGGTCTGATACTGCTTCAAGAGCTCCGCAACACGCCGTTTTTCCTTCTCCGGCATGGTTGGCAGGGCGCTTTTCAGCTTTTCGAGGTTTTTAGGCGTCAGTTGCAGCACTTTTCTCGCCTACAACCCGGTACTCAATGCCATCAAGCACCGACATGAGCTCCTTTTCGACCTCTTCGATGGGCTTTATCTGCACGGTCATCTCAGTACGCCGCTTAAACGCATCAACCCCGTCTACTTCGCCAAGCTTTGTGAGCGCTGCAATGCGCTCTTTGCCGCTAGTGGCGTGCTCTACCTCGTATACAAGCTTGTTTATGACGTAATTTTTGAGCTCTGACAGCTCATCGACAAGCGAGCAGTTGCTCTGTTGTATAAGCCCAGCCAAATACGCCATCGTTTCATTGGGGTACTTGCTGAATTCAATGCGCTTCTTGGGATCGTCCATCATCTGACGAGCAAGCTCTTTGGCTTCGTCTACATTTTCCTGCGATGGGACGAGAGGCTTACCCGTCAAGTCTGATATCAGCTTGATGGTTCGCGCACGCATCTCTATTTCTTGTTCACGAGACAGATCAGGCAGCGCCTCAGCCGCATTAGTTGGTAGCGGTATGGCTTCGTCGATCAGGGGGACAAGTATCGGTGCATCCATATTTTACGCAATATATAGGAAAACTTGGCATGGTACCAAATTTGGTACCGGGGGGTGTTTATATATACAGGGGGTGGGGGTCAAGTTGGCAAAAAACGGACGTTGTTTGTGTGGAACTGAATGTATAGAGGTCGGTGACAGGAGGTAAACGATAAGCGGCCTATACCCCCACCGTGGGGGCTTGGTACGCCAATTTTCACGATTCGATTTGGGCTTGCGCCAGTCGCCACGAAATTACGGGATGGGGTCAAGTGCTTGCGTTGCGCCGCGCAGCGCCGCCTCGCCAGTTGATATTACCAGACAACCTGTGCTATAATAGCATCGTCGGTTGGGGTTCTAACTGACACGCTGCCGCGACGGTCTCGCGGTCACTCCTGACACTGTCAGGATTCAATGGAGTACATACTATGTCGAAGTTCAATCTGTCCGCTGCTGTCCAGTCCGAACTGACCGAGATTGCCACGAAAGGCGCGGCGGTCTTCGCCACTGCGGAGCGCGGTTGGAAGCCGTTGGTTAAGCGGTTCCGGGCTACTGCTGCTGAGTTGGATATTACTGACAGGAAGTCAGACGGTGGAAAGGCTATCGATGCTTTTATGCGCCCCCTCGTGGTCGCGGCGTTGGTCAAGTCTGGGCATTACGACATCGCGGTTCATCGTGTCGGGTCGGGCGACGATTACCTGCCGGTCGATGAGGCGCACCCGGCGAACTTCACTATCACGGGCGCGTATGCGGTGTCCGCTGATTTGACGGAACTTCCGAGCCAGAAGGACGCGCCTCGCGGCATGAAAGCGTGGCTACGGGGCAATGTCGAAAACGGGTTGCGACCTGACGGTGAGAAGGGTTCGCGGGATGTCATCAAGAACGCTGTAGACCAAGTGTTGTCCCGGTTCTGGAAGCGTGACAAGTCGAGCGGCGGTACTGGACCGGAGGCTTTGGATTCTAAACTCCTTGGCCTGTACAAGGCGTTCAAGGGTGCCCGCGACCGTTGGGAGACTGACGGCGGCGAGGTTCTTTCGGATGCTGAGTTCAAAGCCGAGTGCGACCGATTCGCTGACAAGGTGCTGAAGCGGGCTTCCCGCAAGGCGAAGTAATCCTGACACTTGTCAGGAATCACGGGGGGGGGCGGCGCGAGCCGCTCCCCTTCATCTAACTTGAAGAGGTGCAAGATGGATACGATTAACAAACTTATGCTGACGGCGATGGAAAAATACGCCGCCGAGGGTCTCGCGGATTATATGTTCCAAGTCGGGACTACCACACAGGACGGCGACGGCGAATTATGCGTTTTTGTTTTTGGGCGGCATTGGGCTGATGACGGTCACCCCGAACGGCGCGTGGCGCGTCTGGTGGACACAATCACAGCGAAATTTTAAGGAAGCATCATCTAATGATTGTCTACACCATACATCACAGTTCAATATGCGGCGACTTTACCGACGAGTTCACGAGTCGCGCCCAAGCGGATTACTTGATGGGGGTACTCGCGGCTAATTGCGTTAAATTCTCCGTTGTTTACGCTCGGGTCGACGCGCCGACCCAGTTAGACCTACCATTCTAGTCTGCCACGCTCCTCACGCCCCATCGGGTTCTGCCCGGTGGGGCTTTTTTGTGCCCGGTCGCCACGCGAGACCAGTTCTAACGAAGCCAGTTCTATGGAGACCAGTTCCTACGCCAAGGGGCGAGGCGTAAGGCCAAGGCCAATGGTCAAGGCCAAGGCTAATGGCTGAAGCATTGTTTATACCACGCTGAAACTGAGCGATAACAACTCCCACAATCCCTCCTGACATTGTCAGGACAATGTTTATACCATACGAGTACTGACAGGGCCCTAAGCAATTACGGCGTGAGAATCGGTTTGTTTAAAGTATGAATTCTTTGAAGTTTGAGGCTTTTCGAGACCAAAACTTATATTATAGCGGTTGTAATAAAGAACAAAACCCCGTTTTTTGGCCTATTTGTACTCACACATAACTGAACACCGTACAAACTAAGTCTTTGAATGTAAAAGCGAAATTGGCATTTTGTACGCTTGTACGCTTGTACGGTCACTTTGGGCGAAAACCCCTGCATTTGACAAGTTTCGCAAGTGCAAAAAATTTCCGCAAAAATTAGATTTTACCCGCCGCCCTCTATATTCCCAAAATCACGGAACAAGCGAACATTTACTACTTCTTCTTCTTCTTCTTAAATATATTATATATAAAAATCAATAACTTACATATTCTAAAGTTCAATCAAACTGACCTTATCCTGTTCTATTTAACAACTTCAAAATACCGTACAAACGGAACAAGATATTACCACTTTCCACTTTACCCCATTACATTCAAGCACTTAGCGTGTACGGTGCTGAAAAACCGCACATTTCCTGACATTGTCAGGACATTGTTTATACCACGCTGAAACGCTTCGCTCCCCCGTAAAAAAACACATGACTTCTAAGCAAATTATTTTGCTTCCCGCCTTGACATGAGAGTTCAGTTAGGTTATAATATAGTCTATAGTGGAAGAAGCGCGAAGCAAGACCAAAGCCGACCAACCAACCAACCTAATCCACCCAATCCTGACATTGTCAGGACACACAGCGAGGAGGCCGATATGAGTTGTTTCTGTAGAGTTTGCGTTACCCACGGCATGTTCACCCCAGTCGAGCCACGCAGACACAAGGCGGGATTTGATACCTGTCTACCCTGCGGGGAGCGCGAGGCACGACAGGTCAAGCACACGATAGTGCCGATGCACAAGTCGAACTACATGGTCGTGTCGGATAAGACACTACTTGCCCAAATCACCCGCCCCGGTCGGGGCAGCAGTCACTAGGAGGACGAGGCATGAGCAAGACAAGAGACGAGGAATGGTTCCACGACGATCAGGCTCGCTGGTGGGACGACCAGAAGCGTGACGAGGACGAGTTACGGCAGATGCGTGAGGAACAGATACGCGACGAGATAGAGACCGAGGTGGTCAAGGCGTTCGCGGAGGAGTTCCTGCCCACCTACGAGGACAAACTTAAACGGATAGCCGCTGCTGTGTACAAGCAAGGGTTCATGCACGGGTTCGCGGCTGCACTACTGGGTGCAGGTGCGTTCATTTTTATTCGCTAGCCTGTTGACATGAGAGTTCAGTTAAGTTATAATATAGTTACAGTGATTAATTTTTTCGAGGCTTGGCCAACAAAATCCTGACATTGTCAGGACAACTACTAGGAGAACTATGTCATGGAAATCTTGAAGAAGCCCGAACACATCACATCGTTGGCGACGAGCGGCATCCTGCTGCGTGCCAAGGTCAAGGTCTGGACTGCGACCAAGCAGGATAGAGATATCAGCGACGAGGTGACATCCAACAAGAAGGCCGCACGCAACGCGGGGCGGTACACCAAGCAACTCTTTGCTGATGTGCAGGAACTGCGCGTACTCCTGAACGACCGGCAGACTTGGTACAACTTTATACAGCGCGTGACTTACCCATGGGACGGTGAGTGGGGCTACCTGCCTACATCGCGCATCCCGCAGGTCATGGCCGAGATTAACCAACGCAAGGCTAAGTCAATGGAGTTACTGGAGAACTTCATCAACGCCATGCCCGCAGCGATATCCAACGAGGCGTTCGTGCAGGGTGACATGTTCAAGCGAGAGGACTACCCGAGTCCTGACGAGGTCAGGAGCAAGTTTCGCATCATCGTGCAGACCATGAACATCCCCGAGGGTGACTACCGAGTGACCATCGCCGATGACCTTGCCGAGGACTTGAAGCGCAACTTTGAGGCGCAGACACGCGACATCATCAAGGACATCCACGACAAGCAGAACGACCAATTGGTCAAGGTATTGCAGTCGTTCTCACACTGCTGTGATAGCGAGACCGTCATGGAGGACGGCGAGGTCAAGGTCAAGCGCAGGAAGATGTACGAGTCAACCCTGACCGATGCACTGGAACTCTGCGACACATTCGCTGACTTCAATCTGAACAACGACCCGCGTTTGGAGGAAGCGCGGCGTGACCTGTTGCGTGTACTGGACGGAGTGACCATCGACCAACTGCGTAACAACGACACCAAGCGCATCGTGGTCAAGGAAGGCGTGGACGACATCCTCGCCAAGTTTGGACTGTAATTTTAATCTAGGAGATTTATGCCATGGCTACTAACACGATTGATTTCAACAACCCCATCACCCTTGCTCAGGCTCGTGTGGCTATACGCACATTGGGTACCACCAATACAGCCATCATCAAAGGCGAACCGGGGTGCGGCAAGTCAACGCTCTTGAAGATGCTCAAGGAGGACATGGGCGACGGGTACGACTACATCTATGTGGACTGCCCGGTCAAGGACATTGGCGACACCGTTATGAGTGTTCCTGACAATGACAGGACTCGACTGACTCAGGTCGTATCTGACTTGTTCATGCTCGACAGCCCGAAGCCGAAGGTCATCATGCTCGACGAGTTCATGAAGACACCGAAACTTCTACAGACCATGTGGACTCGACTGATGCTTGAACGGACGGTGGGTGACCATGTGCTGCCCGTAGGTTCGATTGTCTTTGCGACAAGCAACAATGCGTCGGACGGTGTAGGCGACAGCATGCTCGCACACGCAGGCAATCGTGTGACCATCTATAACTTGCGTAAGTCTAACGCAGCCGAGTGGAACGCTTGGGCGACGGACAACGACATCGCTCCCGAGATTCGTGCTTGCGTGGCTATGAACCCGCGCATGATGGCGAGTTACTTGGACGGCGGACAGGACGACAACCCAGTGATATTCAACCCCGCCAGAAAATCCCTTTCGTTCGTGACGGGTCGGTCGCTTGCCAAGTGTGACCCCATCGTGCGTAACAGACATGTGTTGGGTGATGTACTGACCAAGGCATCGCTTGCAGGGACTATCGGCGCAGCCGCAGCCGAGTTGATGAGTGCGTTCTTGTCGCTCGCTAACGAGTTGGTATCGGTCAAGGATGTTATCGCTGACCCTGACAATGTCAGGATGCCTGAGAAACCCGCCGCGCTGTTCATGATGATGTTCAATGCAATCGACACCATCGAGACGCAGGACGAGTTGGCATCGTTCATGAAGTTCTTGAACCGTATCAAGTCTAGCGAGGTTCAGTCTGTGTTCTTCACGATGGCGATGCAGTCCAAGCGCGTTGGCAAGTTGGCAGTGAGGAACGAGCAGATTAAGGACTGGGCGAAGAACAACTACGAGTTGCTGGTGTAAGGAGTACAACATGAACGCAGCAGTACAAACCATGGACGCTGAGTTGAAGTTGAAGAAGGCGCACATCCGATTGATGCGTCACCCTGAGACTTGTCTTTACTCAGGCATCATCCTGCTAGGCGATACGCAGGTGGTGGACGAGGACGACGAGGTACCAACGGCGTGTACCGATGGTATCAATACATATTACGGTCGAGGGTTCTTGAACGGGCTGACCGTCGAGGAAACAGCAGCATTGGTGCTGCATGAGAACCTGCACAAGTTGCTCAAGCACATCGCACGGCACAAGGACTTGAACGAGAAAGACCCGATGCTTGCGAATGTGGCGATGGACTTTGTGGTCAACGACATCATCATGAATCTCAAGGACAAGACGCTGTGTACCTTGCCGCATGGTGGTCTGTATGACCCGATGTTTCACGACTGGTCGGTGCGTCAAGTGTTTGACTATCTGTGGAAAGAGAAAGAGAAGAACGGTGGAAGTAGTAGCAATGGTGCTACGCAGAACAACGGTAAGCCTAACGGACCACAGAAGCGCGGTGAACCGCTGGACAAGCATGACTACAAGGGCAAGCAGGGGAAGGACGGCAAGGGTGGTGGTGAGTTGACACCCGAGCAGCAGCGCGAGTTGGAGCGCAAGATTAACGAGGGCTTGCAGCAGGGTGGCATTCTTGCGGGGAAGTTTGGCGTGGACATCCCTCGCACCATCAAGCAGGAGATGGAGCCGGAGATTGCGTGGGAGGATGTGCTCGATGACTTCTGGGCGGGGATTATGCGGGGCATGGACGAGTTCACATGGTCGAGACTCAACCGTCGCCGTCTGGCAGATGACTTGTACTTGCCATCGTCTTACTCCGAAACGGTAGGTCAGATGGTGTTCGCCATCGACACATCAGGCAGCATCGACAACGCAGCGATTAGCCGCGTCGCAGCCCGTATCAGCAACCTGTGTGAATTGTACCCGCCAGAGTCGGTCATCGTGCTGTGGTGGGACACGAGGGTTCATGCCGAGCAGCGGTTCGAGAGTACTGATTACAACAACATCGCAAAGTTGTTGAAGCCGGTCGGCGGAGGCGGCACGCGAGTCAGTTGTGTGAGTGATTACATGAACGAGCGGAACATCAACCCTGACGGTGTGATTGTCTTCACCGATGGGCATGTCGAGCATGATGTCAAGTGGGAGGTGCCGTGTCCGACGCTGTGGTTGGTCACGAGCAGCAAGTCTTTCAGCCCGCCCCACGGGCGCAAAGTGATGGTTAAGCAATAACTAGGAGGTATATGTCATGGCTAAGAGAATCAAAGAACAAGTCGATTTGAGCGATATGTTTTACGAAGGTGTGCATGATGATGCATCGAAGGCGAAAGTGATGCGCTCTCCGTTGTGGCCTTTGGCTGTAGCGGTGTATGCGTACTTCAAACCGTTGCGGCTTGGCCCCGTTTGCCATTCGGGTACTGATGGGGAGTTGTTTCATTTCCTGACAGAGTCAGGACTGCCCGTGGTGTGTTTGAGCCTTGCGGTTAACGGCGATATAAGAGTCATGACCGCTGACCGAGGCGTTCATGGATGGGCGGTTGACAAGACGCTGCCGTACACAAGTGTGCTTAAATCCAACAACATCCGATATGTCATAGCCAAGTTGAAGCCTAACGCACACCACGATGCCAAGGATTGCCTCCATCGCGCCATCGAAAGAGCGAGGGTGGCGATGTCCGAGTTTATGTCTAAGGCGTTGGATGATGTGGTAGATAACTTGGCTAACAGTCGCATGAGCAAGCCGCAGGTACAGATGCCTAGTCATTTACCCGCTCTTCTTATGAGGATTGTCATTGAGGACAAGTCCAAGGACAGTATTGCCCCGAGTCAATTACGCGAATTGACTACTGCTTATTCTGATTACATGGCAATGAACGACAGGTTTGAAGCAGCAGTCAACCGTGGTGCGGACATGTTCAACGGCGACAAGTGGGTGGCTATGAATCGTGTACTTGGTGGTGTCATCGTCGGCGCTGTGTCAAGTAAGCCATTGCTTGCAGCGTACGACATCTACAAAGAGAAGGGGTTCTTCCCTTCCTCTAGTTCCCACAACTACATCGAGTCGGTTGTGCCGTTCAAGTGGTACAAGAACATCGAGTCAATGCCGCAGGACATCCGTTCGGAGTTCGAGTTATCCGCTGTAATGCTGAGAGCGCATACGAACTCTACGGGCATACTGCCCGACATTAGGGAGAGTAACGGGGGCATGGTGGTGTGGGAGCCTGTCGAGGCGTTCGGCTTCTCCTCATGGGCTACCAATTCAGCCGACTTCATAGTGTTCAACAAGTAAGGAGGACAAGGCATGAGCAAGCAACCGCTAACGATCCCCATTACCTTGAGCATCGACGACTTGGGCGACGGGTTCTATGACGAGGTGTTGGAGGAGTTCAAGCATCACATCGCCCGTATGGGGCATGACCCGGACAAGTTTTTCTACGACCAATGGCGTATCACTTGTGTGGCAGAGGAGGACAAGGCATGAAAGCCCCGACAAGCATGACCAACGAGGAGTTGGCACGCGCCATCGCCGACCGAATCGTGAGCAACATCTGCGAAGACGAATCCGTATTTGCTCATGGGTCTGGGTGGACGCTTGCGGAGTGGGTGACTGACACCTTGCTGAAGGGACATAAGGCCACGCCCCTGTACGAGATGACCCGCGAGGAGTTGTTGGTGTTGTGGGGTGAAGTAACGGAGGACAAGGCATGAACGAGAAGAAGCGAGTGGTGGTCACCATCAGGCGTGGTATCCCCGAAGTCATCGAGGCACCGGACAATGTCGATGTCGAAATCTGGGACTACGACACGGACGGGATGCACCCAGACGAGTTGGACGAAGATGACAGCGGTCGTGAATATTTCTTGAGGGAGGGTTGAACATGACCGACAAAGCAGAGCCAATCAACCTAGTCGGAGACCGGATGAGGTTTTTGTGTGAATATGAAAACGGGCAATACAGTTTGCATATGGGTAATGGCATGTACAGGCATTTTGATGACACGACTTTGCCGGGCGAACTAAAGACTTTAATCGGACTGATAAATGGTTTTGATTGGGACTCGCTGCACAAAACACACGGGTATAACTACATCGACCACATACGCGGCGTAGCGTATGACATCACATGGAGTAACCGTTCGTATTACCCAGAGGTATGTAACGAAATTGGATGGCGTGTAGCCGACTGCTACGCGCTAACTGTTCCATACAAGTACTTCATGGAGTTGAAGGGCGATGAGTCCTGACACTGTCAGGAGACAAAGTTCTGATTCATGTGGTAAGTTCTGTAGGAGTTTGTCCTATGGAGATTGCCAACATGACGCCCGAGGCGAAGGTTAAAGCCAAGGTAAAGAAAGTTTTGAACGATGTCGGTGCGTACTACGCCATGCCAATGGGAACTCC